GCTGTTTCAAGTTTTAATTAAAGAACCCGTGGAAGATTCTTCAATATGAGATGACCTGGTACGGCGGCCATCCCACAAAATGTTGCGCATTAAAATCTTCTCCTGCCGCTACGAAAAGACTAAACCACTCAGGAAAACTAGTGGAAGGTGCGACTATGTTGAACCGTTGTTGGGAGGGTGTAAGTGCAATGGTGGCTCCGTCATTGCTCCTACCTACTCTAAACTTAGTGACTCCTTGGTAAGGCATCTCAAAGTCGAGAGTATCATTTACATTCATAGTGGTTAATGCCCCTCCAGACATATAACCTGACAAAACATTCCCAATAAACTTAGACGCACTGGGCGATGCAATGTATGTTGTGGTTTCTTTAGCCAGTAGACCGGGTCCATCAGTACCGGTACGTAAAACTGACAAGTAACCGTGATTGTTGGCCTCAGCAAAGGCCGATTGCTTCATGGGTAAAAGTTTCCAACGAGTGGAACCTCTCATGGTCATGTAAGCCCCTTTAATATACGAAATATATGTAAAACCAACGTAATTGTAGGCTGTATCATTATCCAACTTTGGTTCTCCTAAGGCAATAGTTTCACCTGAGAAAGCTGGATAGGGACCATGGGCAAAAGTTACCATTTGTTTATTCGATGAAGCTGGTGAATATGAGGTATAGTAGTGCACGTACCTCTTTGCCAGTGTTCTAAGGCTTTGTATATCTTCACCCTTATACACAACGCCATAATCCTTACCATCCTTATATGAAACATCTAAGGTCGTGATCATCTGGTCTTTATCACAACACTTCATGAGCTGAGGGTCACCCAAAGCCGTCATGTCAGCTTGAGCATAAGTGATATTATTGTTATCAGTGTTATTGATGGCACGTGGGAAAGCAAAAGACAAATCATCTCCTCCCCTAACGTATGAGACTATATTAACACCATCAGGTGATTGACCTATGATGTAATTGGGTATAGTCAAACCATTTGCAACATACAAAGATATCACACCGTTATGCCATGGTTGCAAACTCGTCGTACTAGCACTGCCAATGTTCGATTCATCCAAACCACCGACCGGTAGCATACCATATGTACTATTGAAAGATATAGAAACTGTGAAAGACCTAGCTTCAGATATATCTACGACAGCAGCATACTGGACATTTTCCTCGACGTTATCAGATGGTTTAGAACCCAATGGATCGTACACAACCAAGATCCTACCTCTATGAAAACACGTGGAGATGATGTCGAACGTATAGTGTAACGTGCCATACCAATACTGGAATAAGTTAGAAACGCCACCAACAGCCGTAGCGTAATTCTCTAAACCAGATTGGTATACGACTCTTGGCGTCACAGGGTAACTAGCTATAAGATGTTCTTGAGGATCTGACATAACCCATGACAACCTGTTGAAGAGAGAGTCTTTTGAGCAAAGATACTTAAAACTCATTTCGTCCTCTTCTGCTCCCAAAATAACAGGGTCCAATGTTGTGTTTTGATATGGGTCTAACGTCAATTTAACAGGACTATCTCCTCCAATCACGTGTGTATCACCATGAAAAGGTCTAGGGATCATACGTTCAGGTGTAGTTATGTCCAGTGGTTTAGAATAACCCAATTTTTGGGCTAACTCAGCCGCTAAACCTGTAACCATTGAAGCTGGCATCGCATAAGGTGCGATAGCAGGTACCTCACTCAAAGTATCACATACACCAGATATAGAAGTGAGAGTTTTAGATATGACACCTTTATTTGCTTCTTCCTGCTCCCAATCTTTCTTCTGACCCTCATCACATTGGGGAGTGATTACCGGTGTGAAAGCTGTATTGCCAAACGTCTCCATGTTATCCATCCATGCGTAAACACGTATAGTCACGACGGGGGGCTCTGATCCAGTGACTTGCGATAAATTTGTCAAAGAAGATATAACATCCATGTCAACAGTACCAAAGTCGTACAGGTTCTGTTGAGTGTTACCATCTATCCGCATAAAATCCTGATCCCACACAAATGGTAAAACCATCTCTGCCCCCGAAGAAACAGAAGGGTCTATGTCAAATTTCATGCGTTGTGACCTAATGATCGCCCTTCCAAAAGAGTCGGTAGAGTAATCATTGTCGTTTATAGAATTCTGGTAACCACACAGAGGGAAATACGAAACTTGTGTCCTCCCAAAATAAAAAGGGTTACCGATTACAGTGAATTTTAAGTGCAAATTACCTTTAAATCCACTATAGTTAACCAAACGATTTGCGACTCTTTTGTTATCGAACCAACCTCTCCATGGTCTAAGATTAGTGTACGTAGTAGAAGTGTTCCAAGTCAAATCGTACAGATGAACAGGTCTGCTAAAGAAATTACCCAAATCTTCACCTTGTCTAGGACGACTCAATGAATGATTATCACCTCGAGAAATATTCACCTGTTCAGAATCTATTTCTGGGAAAGTAACGTTCGATGCATTTGGGTAATAAGGCCCGAGTAATTTGAGAAACTCGGGTATCTCTTGTGCTCCATTATTATTAGGAAATGAAGCTGAACCTATATTATATAAATTATTAGCTGTGCAATAGCAATATCCATGATAGCACAAAATCATGTTGCCTCGTTTACTCTCTTCGAGAGGCGTATTATTATACATAATGTTACAAATATAAACGGTAAATACACATAACATCCACAATAAAGGTGTGGAACCTTTTTCCTCGGTTGGGGACGGGGCCCATGCTCTCCATAAGTTACACATGTCCTTTAGGAATGGTTCGTTTTTTCATTGACTCCACTCTGTCCAGATACTCGTATAACATGGATGGGGTTTTACAGTGCCCCGAACTGTCCTCCACGCACGCTATAAGTTTTTTCCTACACTCTTCATAGCGCGCCTTCCCATACAAAAACCATTCATCCAACGCTGAATCTATATTTTGTAGCGTTATTTCACGGATAGTGTTTGGTGGACTGGGTTTCAAAATGCACACCAATCTTTTGAGAATTGAATCCTCTTGCAAAGTCCCTACATAATACCCTAACTCCTTGTTCCACGTGAAATTCCTCTTTAAAAAGTCAACCTGATCACGATGGATGTAATGGGGGATGCTCGAAGATTTAGTAGCATCTGTTATTTTGTATTGGAATAAACCCAACTCCAATTGAACCGTTTTCATACTGAACCAAAAACAGAACTTTTGTACGTCACCAGCATTGTCATCACCATAAGTCACAAGAAAAACAGCAGACCTAAAACGCGGAGGTTCCAAAGAATGCCATCTGGCACGTAACCTGTGGTACGACAATCAATAAGCTATTCTCAACAACAAAGAATTAGCTATACTGTTGCGGACAGAAGTCTCAACGCTCCCAGAAGTGAAACTGCCATAAACCTGTATCATCTCTCCTGCTACAATTATGACCGGGTAAGTTGCGT